TACAGAATAAAAAGCATTGACATAATCCATTCGGTAAGCATTATGTTCACAGAACAACAAAACAGAGCTAAATAGAAGTGTCAACACTTATTTTCGATAGCTGATTTCTTGACGGCGTAAATGCCAGCGGATTAACCGCAGTGAAAAAAAGCTTTCGAAAGTGGCAGAAAGGACTTCCCAAGATGTTGCCGGTATGGAAGTTAGCACCTGATTAAAACGTTACAAAGAGGTGAATATGAACGCAGAATCGAGACTAAACGGCAGATGTGAAACCTGCCTCTCGAAAAATGTCCAAGTGGTTTTAAATTGCGAACCACTTGGACAAAACCGTTCCAAACTCTTTCTACGCATAGCTTCCAAGCACACCAGCCACTCAATCTGCGCATTTTTGTCCAAGTGGTGCCAAGAATGTCCAAGTGGTTTGAGCAATTGTCCAAGTGGTTGTCCTCAGAAATGTCCAAGTGCTTGTCCAAGTGGTTTGCTCGATTTGGAAGGTTATGTGATGGAAACAGGAGTAGAACTTTTATGGCTGCCGGCCGCACGGCTGGCTCAGATTTATGGTAAGTCGGTAAAGACGATCCGGAGAATGATCGATGAAGGCGTCTATATCGCAGTGAGAAGAACGGTAAAGAGCGGCAGTTACCGTACTACCAAGTTATTCGTACTCGTCGACCAGCAGATAGTCGATCTGGATCAGCAGCTCTGCCGCAAGCTGCGTCAGGAGCCGATACCTTTAAGGAAGGAACGGATGCTCATCGAGGATCACGAGCACACCAGTCTATTTATCGTCTCCTATAATAAGGTAAAGAAGCAGGAGGCACAAGGTGGACAGAATTGATGAAGTCTATAACCAGATAGACAGGCAGAACTATGACCGCAATTACCGGCGGGTCTTAGCTCTGATCCATTCTGGTGCGACGCTCAAGTTCACAGGTGATGCTGCCAAGATAGTAAAAAAGCTCCAATCGGAGCAGATACGAGAGAAGTCAGACCTTTCTCCCCTATCCGAACTTAATGAAGAAGTCCCGGATATTGATTTAAGACCACAAGCAAAGGAACTGCTCAGCTGCAAGACTGAGGCTCAGCTCAATGCTCAGTTCTGTGAGATGGTCTTGGAGCGTTTGAAGGTCTGTACTGCCAAAGTACAAGAGTGGCGGCAGATAACCGATGAATACAATAAGGGACAGTTTATACCGGAACTGTTCAAGATCAAAGGGCAACGCAAAGAACGCTGTCTGCGCTTATGGGTAGAAAAATACCTGCAGAACGAGCGGGATATGTTCGCTTTGATCCACAAGTCCAAGAACCAGACCAAGGGACGCAAGGTTACTTATCTGGAACAGCAGTTCCTGCTTAAGCTGCTGTTGACTCCCCAGAAGGTCAAAATCGGCACCGCAATTTCCACGATCAAAGATTATGAGCGGATGGGTTGTTTGCAATCGCCCAGTTCAGCACCTACTCTCAAACGCTGGGTCATGGACTGGAAACGGGACAACATGGCAATCTGGACTCAAGCGAGACTTGGCAGTAAAGCAGTGGCTGAGACCATAGTCAAGACTATCATCCGAGATTCCAGCCTACTGAATGTAGGAGACGTATGGGTGGCAGACGGTCATACCCTGGCTTTTGATATCATGAATCCCAAAACCGGGAAAGCGCAGCGCATGACCATGATCATGGTCTTTGACTGGGCTTCAAGATACCCGGTAGGCGCATCACTTGCCTTTACCGAGGACAGCCAGCATATCCAGATCGCCTTCAGAAACGCCTTCCTGAACTGGGGCGGAGTTCCCAAGTACGTCTATCTCGATAACGGTAAAGCCTTCCGAGCAAAGCTCTTTAATGAGAAGTGGCAGGACCATGATTTATCCAGCGATCTGGCAGGGATCTTCCCACGCCTGGGCATCCAAGTAGCCTTCGCCGAAAGCTACAATGCCAAAGCCAAGGTGATCGAACGCTTCTTCAAGACCTTCCAAGAACGCTTTGAACGATTCATCGGCAGCTTCCGGGGTGCATCGATAGACGATAAGCCTGCAACACTTATGCGTAACGAGACGTGGGCAAGAAAGATGTACGATGCCACTCCTCCTACCATAGAAGAAGCCATGCAGATGATTGGCTTCTTCATCCGGAAGATGTATGGCGAAGCTCCACATAGCGGCTTGAAAGGTAAATCGCCTTGGGAAGTATTTAGTGCCAATCCCGTACCGGAAGAGCAGAAGATCAAAGCTGACAAGCTCAACTTCATGATGATGTCTACCGTACGCAAGACTTTGCGGAATAACGGCATCGTGCTCAACAAGCTAATGTACTGGGATACGGAGCTGATCGGGCACATCGGCAAGGAACTGCTGATTCGCTACGATCTGAGCGATCTGCGCTGGATACTCGTCTACGATATGCAAGACAACTTCATCTGCCAGGCGGAAGTCCGCAGGTCGCAGGACCCATTCATCTTGCTGGATAAAGACAATCCGATCTCAGCAGCTGAACTGCATAAGGAACAGAAAGCCAATAAGCGGCATCAGAAGCTGATCGCCAAGCGCACCAAGCAGATCGTCAGACAGACGCAGGAAGCGGTGGATCGATTGGTTAAGCCGCTGCCGATGGCTGAGATAGAACACAATCCCACCTTTATCCAGCCCCCGACCCTTGAAGCTCCTCCACCCAGTGCTGAGAAGCTGATGGAAGAGCTTGATAAGCAAGTGCAGGCAACGCTGCCCAATAAGCTCGATCCTCCCAAGCCACTGAGAGTGGAGGATGACGATGACGACGTAATCAAACCCAAAGAGAAGAGCTTCGAAGAGATGCTCAAGTTCATAGGAATCAAGTAAGGAGGAAGCTTGAAACAGAATCAGCTCGTAAGAATAAGCAATGTAGTTGAAGCCGATCAGTGCGTCAACTACCTGCTCAATAGACCCAAGATGGAGATGGTCGGACTGGGACTGATCTATGGATTGCCCGGTCTCGGCAAGACCACCTATGCCCAAAGAATGGCGTTCCAGAGAGGTTACATATACCTGAGACTGGAAGCTACATCGACCCCTAAGTCCTTCGCAGTCGATCTAATCACTGCCTTGTACCAGAGATTCGGACTCGGCAACAACATCCCCTACGGAACTACCAATAACCTCTTCAAGCTCAGCCTGCAGATACTGGAGGAGCAGGAAGACATGGTTATAGTAATCGATGAGATCGACTATGCTTTCAAGCACGAGAAGCTGCTTGGTGCGATCCGGGACATCGTAGATGAGACCTTAACCGTAGTGATTCTGGTGGGGATGCAGAATGCCAAGGATCGGCTTTCCCAGATCAATGAATACTACTTCGACCGCTGCAACTCATTCTATGAGTTCAAGCCCGTAAACCGCAAGGATATCAAAATCCTCGCCAAGGAAGTGCTGGATGTGGAAGTGACCGAAAAGATCGTGGACTTGATCCATGAGTCGGCAAAGGGCAACTTACGCAAAGCCATGAAGATGATGCACTCCATTGAAACCGGAGAGCTCAAACTAAGCGAATCAACCGGAAGAGTAATCGATCTCAAGCTCGCAAAATGAAGACTAAAGATCTGGTACTCAATTTCGTAAGGCAGTTCAAGAAACCGTTCACCGCAGAGACGGTCTCTAACATGATTGCTCAAGATCTCTCTGTAATCGAGCCTGTGCTGCTTGAACTGCTGGCAGATAAGAAGATCAAACTGATCTCCAAGAAGGAGGGCATCTATGTCTTGGCTGATCGCTATAGCCCCAAAGTATGTTACAGTCAGAAGGGTAATTGGAAATTCGAGATTAAGGCAGCTACCGCCTTGCTCGACCAGATCGAGAAGGGTAAATACACCTCCATCCGAGCCATAGCTAAGGACTTCGGTAGAAGTCGTCAGTGGGTGTTTGTCTATATGGAAGCTTTGGCTTCAATTGGATGCATCGGTATGGAAGGCAAGCAGTATAAAGTAATCAGCCGAGATAGATTGAGAGAGATCGGCAAGCAAATTGAGCCGGGTATCCTGGGTCGGATGCGACCCTCGATCAGTAAAGAAGAGAAGCTCCGCAGGGCTGAGGAGAAAGAGCTTAGAAGGCAGGAGCAACTTAATCGAGCCGAAGCCAGAGAGCTGTTAGGCGACACAACCGAGCAGAAATCCAGACTCATAGACGCATATTTTGAGTATCTGGTGAGTGGCGAGTCTTGGAAGATAAGCTTTAAAACGTATCTCAGACAGAAAGGACTGGAATAGCAGTCCAAAGGGCATTCTATGACACAGGAACTACGAGAACGCAAACTACGCCGAGAAATCCATGCCCTCAGGGTTAAGAAGTTTCACTGGCCCCTGGATGGCTTCAAACTCATTATGAGCCGTCTCGGTTATGGCGAATCACTAAGGGCTCTACCGGAAGATAAGCTCAAAGAACTGAAAGCGCTCATGATCAAGTATCGCAAGCATGGTCGACCCAATGAGTTCACCTTTGATAAGCAGGGAAAGTACATGTTTTCCTTGATGAAACAGGCGGGATGGACAGAGAACGACTTAAGGGCATTCACCATAAAGCATTACCATAAAAGCCACTGGAATCTGCTCGACCCCAAAGAGCGCAGAGCGGTAATCGCCATGTTCCGGTCATACATACGTAAGCAGAAAATCAATAGTAATATAGAAAATCCAAGGGAGGATACACATGAGTAGAAAGTCTACTACTAACTCAAAGAGTCGTACTCTGACCGATGCCCAAGGTCGGGAAATCTCTGTCAAAGTGCTGAATAAGGACATTCTGGATCGAGAGAAAGCCGTTAGTAAAGCGATGGAACGTGCACTCAAACTGCACGAGCACATCATCAAAGAAAAACACAGCATCATCAAGATAGTGGAAGATTATCTGAACGATGTTGCCAGAAAGAACAATGTCGAATGGAAGGGTAATGCCCTGCTGCTTACCTTTGATGAAAAATACAAGATCGAAATCCGCTACCGGGAGAAGATACAGTTCGGAATTGAGCTGCAACTTGCCAAGCAGAAGATAGACGAGTGTATCAAAGCCTGGTCAGAGAACTCCAATGACAATCTTAAGGCGATCATCAATGAAGCTTTCCAAGTCGATAAGCGTGGTCAGCTTGCCCGTTATCGGATCTTCGCCCTGCGCCGCTACAAGATCAAAGACCCGATCTGGAAGGAAGCGATGGAACTGATCGATAAAGCGATCACTGTTACCTCTACTAAACAGTACATCTCTTTCTCAGTAAGGGATGAAGCCGGGAACTACAACAAGGTAGTACTGAACTTCAGCTCCTTGTAATTGAGTTGCATCCTTGCACATCCTAATTTGATCAAAGCAGAGGAGAAGAAATGATGACATTTGAAACTTATAATGCAGCAGAGGAGACCATGAGCATATTCAGAGATGACCGCAACTATCGACCCGATGAAGTGGCAGCAACACTCCGGGTCAACCGTACTACGGTGTATCGCTGGATCAAGGATATTCTCGATCCTCTGCCTGCCTTTAGAACCAAAGAAAACGGGCAGTTGCGCTGCTCCGGCAAGGACTTGAACGAATATCTGACCAAACACAAGGTGCGCCCGGAGTATGAGTAACGCTCTTGAGTTCCGCATCAAGCGGGAGAACTGCAAAGAAGCTTACCTGAATGGTAAAACCGATCCCACTGAGCTGGCGGTGATCTTCGGTGTCTCCGTAATCACCGTCCGCAAGTGGATCAAGTCCGGCAAGTGGGCAGAGCTGTTCAAAGAAGAGCGCAAGCTTGACCATGAGATCAGCTTAGCCCGCAAGAGAGCGCTGATCCAAGCACTCAGAGAATATGCCAAGAACCCGGCAGATACCGCTCTGCAGAGCTTGGTCTCACTGATCAAACAGAACCAGAAGGACTCCGAGCCATCCAAGGAATTGAACGACTATATCGTACGCTTCTTGGATCAGGTGACCGACTTCATGATTGAGAAAGGGCATGAGACCCTGCTCAAGCAGTTCAACGGCATCGTAATCGATCTGGCTGAGTATCTGAGAGTCAGAAATGCTTAAACACATACCTACAGCCTACATAGACCCTCCAAGCCTGACATCCTGCGCGGAGCTGTTGCCTCCTGCTCTGCGCACTTGTGCCAAAACTGCGGGTCCCTCCATGCCCGCAGACTCCGACGCCTGCCCCAAACAGGCGTCGGGGTATTTAAGTTATGTCTAAGAAGTTCCTCCAGCGGCATAACAAGGCATTGGCGGAGATCGCATCCAAAACGATCTCCGTCTTGCCTTTTATAGACGATAATCCCGAAGCTAAGACTGAGCGCATCAGAAGAACCACTGGATCAGGTTGGGATGCCTTCTCGTTCTTCTGCCATACCTATTTCCCGCATATCTTCCCCCTACCTTTTTGCCCAGCACATGTGACCATGTTCGATGAGACTGATAAGGGCTCAGGCATCATCGCCATTACCGGCTTTCGTGGGCTGGGCAAAACGGTACTCATGGGAGTGGTCTATCCGATCTGGAAGATCATCAAAGGTGAGCGCTATGTAATCCACACCGCCGCAGACGTAGATCTGGCACAGGAACGTACTGCTTTCACCTTGCATGAACTGCAGAACAATAAGCGGCTCACAATGGACTATCCGGAGCTGCAACCAGTGGATGCCTTTGATCTGGACTTCTATCTCAAGAATAAAGCCAGGATCAGAGCACGCTCCATCAAGCAGAGTCATCGTGGTACTATCAATCCCAAGACTGCCAAGCGGCCCGGACTGATTGTCTGTGATGATATCGATAAAGAAGAGAATATGGGAAACCAGTCCATCGGTAAGAGACGCATGGAGAAGATCACCCAGGAGCTTGCCGGAGCTCTCTCACCTGAGGGAAATGGCAAGATCGTCTGGCTCGGTAACCTGGTGCACCCCAACTATGCCATCTGCCAGTTTCAGGAGCTCATATTAAGCGAAATGCTGGCAGATAATCCCGATCTGGACACAAGATACCAATCGGTACTGAAAACGCACCAAAAAGCGATTTTGCGCTTCTCTCTCGAAGATATGCATGGCAAGTCCACCTGGGAGGCTCAATACCCCACTGCCACTCTGCCAAACTTACGTGCCAAGTTCGGGCAAACCGGATATCAAAGAGAGATGCTGGGACAGCCTGTAATCGAAGGGAACATCTTCAAGAACCACTGGTTCACCAAGTATCGCACCTTACCGGAACCATCCCAGATGAAGCGGGTCTGGCTCTATGCCGATCCTGCCTGGGGAGAGAAGGGCTGTTTCAAAGCTGTTATCTCAATTGGCTATGATGGTAATCGTTTCTACGTGATCCATGTCTGGATAAGGCAGACTGAGAATACTAAGTTCTTCAGATACTACTATGATGCCTATCAGGAGCTTGATAGAACCTATAGAGTAAAAGCCAGAGCAGCTTGTGAGACCACCTACGGACAAGGCAGAATACTGGCAGACTTTGATCGGTGGGCATATGACAATCATCTGCCACCCATCAGTCACAGAATCAAGCGCATCGATAATAAGGATAACAAGAATCTGCGTATCGAGAGAACCGAGACCATCATTGAGACCGCAAAGATACTCTTTCCGGAGGGTCAGGATACTCCAACCCTCATCAGCCAGTTCCTCACTTATCCTGATGGCTATATCGATGGCTGTGATGCTCTGGCTGGATGTCTGGAGCGATTCTCAGAATACGATATCGGCAGGAACAGAGTGAAGGTTCGGAGGTTCTCCTTCTGATGAACTACTACGATAAGCTCATGCTGGAGTATTACCGGGTCCTGAATAATGCCTGGAAAACCGAGATCAAGGATGCGGCCCGGCTTGCCATCCAGATGCTGAGTGACATACCGAGAGCCGAGAAGATCAACAAGGGCTCAATAGATAAGCTTATGAGCATCATTAATACCCAGTTGGGAGATGACTTCGCAGCACTGGTCAATGAGCCCACCAAAGCGATAATAGACCGCTGTGTGCGGCTCGGACTGAGGGACACCCAAGTGCAAGCCCCAACCAAGACCAGCATCGGGCTCTGGGGCATCGAAGATCAGCACTTATCATCCACCATCCAGAAACAGCAGTTGTTCTGGATCGGTAATCACTTCGAAGCTGATGTCAGGCAGAACTTCGCAGACACCCTCTCCAAAGCCATTGAGCAGGGTTATACCAAAGAGATGCTTGCCGATACCCTCAAAGACGAGTTCAATGATCTCGCCAACCGCTCATCGCACTATTGGCAGGGACTGGCAGAGCATACTGCACTCAGGATCAGGGAGTTCGGACGACTGCAAGGATATAAGAAAGCCAAAGCCAGATACTACAAGCTCGTAGTGATCCTGGATGACCGCACCAGTGATATCTGCCGGGCATTGGCTGCTCAAGACAAAGTCTATCCCCTGAACGATGCCTTGGAAGTCATGGATAATCTCATGGCTCTGGATACCAAGTCTAACAGCTTGGGCGATGCTCGGGATTACATTAAAGCCCTTGCCCCCTGGATCAAAGACGATCAGATCGAATACGACTCGGAGATGAACCCGGCGGGTGTCTCCGGAGCGCATACGCCGTTCCCGCCGTTTCATTGGAAGTGTAGGACGACAACGGTTATCTGGACTGAGTAGAAGCTGATATCATGCTTCCCTCCTCATAATAGCCTAAACTATCTGTTTCATCTTACCATCTCCCGATCAAATTAAGCTTAAACAAAAAGAGGTTGACCGAATATCCCATCTATTTGACCTTGTCCTAATAGAAATACGACAATACTTGGGGTTACGAGATGCTGAAAGCTATTCTGGTTACATATCTAAACGACATGCAGAAGATCATCAACCGGGGTGACGCCCGGGAAGAATCGTTTTATCATTGTCTTAAAGACATGATTGATGCCTATGCCCAAGTAAGCAAAATCAACAAATGTGAAGTAAGCATTCTGCCCAAATTCACAGACGCCGGAAACCCGGATTTCCGTATCTGGGATGGCAAAGCCCACATCACTGGCTATATCGAAGCCAAGAAACCAGAGGCCTACAACCTCGATCCCATTGCCGTAAGCGAACAGCTCAATCGATACCTAACTACCTTTCCCAATCTTATCCTCACCAACTTCTATGAATTCCGGCTCTATCAGCATGGACAACTTGTGGATAGCGTTACCATTGCCAGTCCGATCAATGCCACTCAGATGCAGATCACTCCTCCCGTGTCGCACGTGGAAGAGCTTTCTGCCTTGCTGAGCCGCTATTTCAGCTTTTCCCTGCCTGCTATTACCGATCCCAAAGCTCTGGCTAATGCCCTGGCAAAACGTACCCGTTTCCTACGGGATGAGATTATCGCCCTGGAACTAGCAGAAGAGGCTAAGCAAGGCAAGAAGGTGCTGCTCAGCTTCTATGAATCCTTCAAAAAGCTACTGATCAACAACCTGACCATAGAGCAATTTGCCGATCTCTATGCCCAAACCCTCACCTATGGCATCTTTGCCGCCCGCACCCGCAGTGAGGGTGAGTTCAACCGGGAACTGATCTACAAATACATCCCCGGCACCCTGGGCATCCTAAAAAGCATCTTCAGATTCATCTCTCTGGAAGAGCCACCCAAGGCTTTGGCAGTTTTAATAGACGACATTGCAGATATTCTCTTCAATACCGATATTCAAAAGATATTGCACCGCTTCTACACTGAAGGCAAGGGCAGAGACCCCATCGTGCACTTCTATGAGACCTTCTTAAGCGAATACGATCCCAAGCTCAGAGAGAAACGGGGAGTCTATTATACCCCGGAGCCTGTGGTGCGCTATATCGTGCGCAGTGTCCACAGCCTTTTGAAAAGCCACTTCGGTAAAGATGATGGCCTTGCCTCAGATGATGTCACCATTCTTGATCCTGCTGCCGGTACTCTCACCTTTCCTGCCGAAGCTATCAAAGTGGCTATAGAAGAGCATAAAGGCAAATACGGCAGCGGTAGCATCCATAACCTGATAAGGAATCACATCCTGCCCCACTTCTATGCCATTGAACTGATGATGGCACCTTACACTGTGGGACATCTCAAGATCAGCTATCTCTTGGCGGAACATGGCTATGAACTAAGCGAAGATGAACGCTTCAAGCTCTATCTCTCCAACACCCTGGAACCGGATATACCCCTGCAAACTGAATTGCCCATCACGCATGACATCAGTGAAGAATGCGCCCTGGCCAACAAGGTGAAACATCAAGACCCGATTTTGGTGATCATGGGTAATCCTCCTTATAGCGGAGCTAGTGAGAACAGCAATGCCTGGACGGAAAGCCTACTCAAGACTGATCTGGATGGCGCACAGAGTTATTACATCGTGGATGGCAAACCCTTGGGCGAAAAGAACCCTAAGTGGCTGCAGGACGACTATGTGAAGTTCCTGCGCTTTGCCCAATGGAAGATCCACAAGGCGGGCAAGGGCATTGTGGGCATGATCACCAATCATGGCTATCTGGATAATCCCACCTTCAGAGGCATGCGCCAAAGCCTGATGAATACCTTTGATGAAATCTACGTATTGGATTTGCATGGCAATACCAAAAAGAAAGAAACAAGCCCTGATGGCAGTAAAGATGAGAACGTCTTTGACATCCAGCAGGGAACCGCCATCATCCTAATGGTGAAGGGTATAGTCACCAAAGAGAAAAGGGTCAGCCATCACGAGCTATTCGGACTCCGCCAGATCAAATATGACTGGCTGGATAACAACCAGTTCCAAGCCAAGACTTATAAGGAACTAAGCCCTACTTCGCCATTCTATCTCTTCCGTCCGGAAGCTACAGGAAACGAGCATTATCTACAGTGGAAAAGCCTGCCGGATATCTTCGCTGTCAACAGTGTGGGGATCGTAACCGCCAGAGACGGACTCACCATCCAGGATACTCCAAACCAGGTTCGCAAGACCATTCACCATTTCGCATCGCTGGATGTGGAGACCGCCAGAACAGCATTTAAACTCGGCAAAGATGTCCAAGATTGGAAGGTGGAGTATGCTCAGAAAGACCTTAAGGATAGCGGTTTGAATGACAACAATATCGTGCCCATCCTTTATCGTCCGTTTGATAACCGTTATACATACTACACGGGCAAAAGCAGAGGCTTTCATTGCAGAACTCGCAACGAGGTCATGAGGCACATGCTGGAGGAGAATGTGGGGATTATTTCTGTGAGGCAGGTAGCGGAGGGGGTCTTCAATCATGCTTTTATATCTAATACCATTGTTGAGAGCAGGATAACTCTCAGTAATAAAGGGATTGGATACCTATTCCCCCTCTACCTCTACCCTGACGAGCACAAGGAAGACCTTTTTGCCAGCGAAGAGCGGGAATACAACATTTCCAAAGAGCTTTTGGAAGCATTCAGCAGCCAGTGGTCTCAGTTCCAGCCGGAGCAGTTTTTCTATTACGTTTATGCCGTCCTGCACAGCAATCAATACCGCCAACGCTATGCCCAATACCTCCGGATGGATTTTCCCCGCATACCCTTCACGGATGATTACGATCTCTTCAGTAAATTAGCAGAACTGGGCAAAGAGCTTGCCGACATCCATTTGCTCAAGAGTCCAAGGTTGAGCCCTCCCATAGCCCGGTATCAGGGTAGCGGTTCCAATGACATGGTAGATTACATCAAGTATAATGAGAACAATGGCACCGTGCAGATCAACCCGGATAAGCACTTTGAGGGCATCACACCGGAGCTGTGGAACTATCACATTGGCGGCTATCAGGTGCTGCATAAATACCTGAAAGACCGCAAGGGCAAGAGCCTTGCCGATCCCATCCATTATTGCCGGATGGTCACGGCTCTGGCTATATCAATCGATTTTCAGGCTCGGATAGATCAAATTATTGGAACCATTATCCAATAGAAAAGCCCGGGTTGCCCCGGGCTTTAATCTGTGGATACTATTTCAATAACATCGCCTTCCTTATACTAGTTTTTCCTGCTGCTTCAAGTCGGATAAAGTATATTCCAGATGCAACACTGCGATTATTTTCATCTCTTCCATTCCAGACCACACGATGCTGGCCCTTTTCGAGATCACCATTGAGTAGTGTTTTAACCCTTTGCCCCCTAATATTGTATATGCTTAGGTTAGCACGCCCATTCTGCGGAATGCTTAATACTATTGTGGTTGATGGGTTAAAGGGATTAGGATAGTTATTGATGATCTGCGGGATCATGGGAACTAAGTCACTACCATGTATGGGGTTGTCGGTTAGAATTGATGTCAGTAGTTTGTCTGTTGCGACTAAGTGATCCCTTATCGTGTTAGGCCAGAGCATAGGATACTTTCCATGCATCCGCTTTGCTGACTCCAGCCAAGTGAATCCAATATCAATTACAGCGTAACACGAATCAACATAGCTTGGATTGTTATCAAGGATGCTTTCATAATAATCCAACGCATCCTGATGAAAACCAAGAACTCGATTTGCCAACGCAAGATTACTAAGTAAATATTTGGTGTAATTGGTGTCCACACTATCATTCAACTCGGTCAGTAACCAATCCTTGTGCGTACTCATAGAATTGAGTTTTTGGTGACATTTGAATAACCCATTCACGGATAAATACTTCTCAGTACCGTTAAGACTGTCCTCTATTACAGAATGATAATAGGGTATTGCCTGAGCCCAATTCTCATCGCACCTAAGCAATTCTGCCATGACGAAATCCGAACTTGTCTTGCTACCTTTTGCTGTGCCAGAATATGAAATGAATGAGAAAGGCTCAAAAACTACCTCAGAAGGATTGTTTAGTTTGCTTGCGATATACTCAGGATCGTTACCATTATTGCCCCACCAATTATATTGAGCTTTAATCCCATTTGGCGTATTGACAGCGAAAATATTCCACGCACCTGTGTCAGGATTATGTAAATCGTTGTTACCTTCATCCAAGTATGGTGTAGAACCATGTGAATAGATTCCTGTTTCATTACCAATAACTTGATTAGAGCCAGTTGCATACCCAAGATTGATCTCAGAATTGTTAAAGGCAGCAATTCCGTAAGCTGATTGTTCTATTATAGTCCTTTCAATATCAAGCAAGGCTTGATAAACTCTAATTGAGTACTTATTATGGCTGAACTCACAATCTGATATCGATATATGTCCCGTATTGTACATATCAATGGCTGCAGTAGCATTCGAAAATTTTGAAAATTCTAAATTGATTAAGGAATTACTATGTAGTGATACTCCATCCCAATAACTTGAAACGCTATTGGGGCATACACCGCTAAAAGTAACTGGGTATTCTTCTGTGCCTTGTATATCGATGACATTGAAGTTGATTAAGCCTGTTTCCCATTGAAACTTAACTCTGGTCCCTCGGACGATTCTGATATCACTATCTATAGTCGTATCTTGGCTGAGTTCACAATGATTCCACACAATTGTTGAAGAGCTTACATAGGCTGGTAAGGGTTGAAGATACTCACATGTTTTGCGGGCATTGTTGTTAAACTGCCTCCACTCATAATAAAAGAGTTCGTGATTGGTTGATATAGGGATAAAGTATATATAAGTATCGCTGTTTGTTGTTGATAGAGCATATACATCCTGCATTGAAAGAAGCCTGTTATTGCCAGCAACCATTGAGCGTACTTCATGGTTGCTTGGTAACTGGTAGTTGTGAAACAATGATCTGTTTCTATTGGCATCATAGGCCTGAATGTTCCTTCCTTTATAGACAAAGACATCTTTGATACCATTGCCGTCGTAATCAACAATAACAGCTGGTTGATAGTGATTATTGACATAATTTATAAATGGAGGAATGCCTTGCAAATTATTAGTCAAATATTGTATAAACTCTCCTGTTTCTGCGTCAATAATCTCTTCTGTTGCGCCTATCAATATCTCATTGCCAAGATTCTGCTCAACAAAATCTCCAGCAATAATGTTATATGCTTTCTGAGACCCTTGCACCTGATTTAAAGGGTTGTCAGATAGATTATGAGACCATACTTCGAAGGGGAATGCATCTGAGAAATCAAAGCAAAGTAGTTTATAACTACCAATTTGCTGATTATGCGGGCTACCAGAGGTTCTTGTATATCCAATTCCAACATATACGTACGCCCAAACAAAGTCAGTCTCCAAAGGATGAGGTCGGTTTAGGATTAGATCTGTGCACCCATAATTACTGATGGTATCACTGCCAACTACTACTTCATCTATAGGCCCCTTGAATATGCTGAAGTTCTCTCCTCTTTCTCCAATATATGTTAATTTGCATAGATATGTCTCAATAACTTGAACGTTTTGAGGATTGTAGTTAGATTCAATCCACACAATATCATTGTTTGCACTATTGTCGACTACTCCGACTGCTAGTGGTGAGATTATTCGAAAACCATTGTCGACCAAGTAGCTGCTTGGATTAAAGCTATATCCTTCTTCGTTTGCGAAAACAAGCATATCAATAAAGAAGTTTGCCCCACTGTTGTGGGCAAAGACAACATCAAGACGTCCGTCATTGTTTATGTCCTCAACAACAAATGACGTAATTTCACCTGTTGTTATCAGTGGATTTGAAGAATATATTAAGTTTAGATTATAATCGTAGAATTGTAATCGTCCAGATCCATCAAAGAGCACAAGCTCTTTCGTGCCGTCATGATTCATATCAGCAAATGCAGGTTTGCAGTCAAAACTGCCGTCGATTATGGCTTCACTGACGACACCACTCTTAACAAGAGATACATATGTGTAGTTGGGATTCTGAGAATCTACCGAAATAAAAGCAATCTCATCTTTGCCATCCATATTCATATCATCAATGACAAGGTCACTGATGGCTGTGCGATTGGGAATACTGATCTTCGAAGCACTAATGTTAACTCTTTTAGGAACATTAAAATACAATGTTTCATTTATTCCCTCGTATGAAATCTGGATACTAAAACTTGCTGTACCAGGCAAATTCGAACTATCATTTATCACGGCAGTAGCTGAAAATAGTTCATAATCATTTGGACCTAAACTATAGAAAGATAACGCATTGTTAGTGATCGTTATATTCGGATCGCTCGTAAACAATGCCCCTGTAACAGTTCCCTGCACCGAAGCCCACCAATTTTTTAAGCTGATATTTAGACTCAGTGATTGTTCTCCACAGGGAATGTAAGTATCATTATCAACGTTCACAGAGTGTAAGCGCAAAGTGGGATGGGGATTATCAGTTTCGATTGCTTTCAACACATTTAATCGTCCAGAACCCAATTTACCAATGTACTTAATCTCTGGATTGGCCTGTGATATATCATCTGCCGTGCCCTGAAGTCTCTGCCGAATTTGATGTAGGTTCAATGTAGGGTGAGCTTGTTTCGTCAGCACAACAGCCGCAGTTACCATAGGAGCAGCCATAGATGTACCGCTCATGTAAGCAAATTCCTCGTTATATCCATCATATGCATGCATATAGAATAGTTCGTCTCTGGGGGTAGTTGATAAAATTCCGCTGGGCAGATTTACACCACCTCCACTTCCACCTGGGGCACAAATTTCTACTGATGGGTGATAGGTGGAATACAACGCTTTGGAATCATCTATCGTTGTCGCTGCGACACTCATAGTGTAGGGTAAAGCAGCGGGATAATTGCTTACTTCAGCCCAATCATTTCCTGCTGAGCAGATAAACAATGATGGATCATTCAGTTGTGGATTGCTAAGATTATTAAGCAAGTTAACAAATTGAGTTATCTCGGCTCCCTGCGATGAAGATCTGAGTCCAAAGCTGCAGTTGAATATCCTGACGCCATCTCTATGTGCTCTGACAATGCCCCTGTAAATTGCTGAGAGAGACAGATGTTTATTGTAAAATGTGCCTCCGACCCTAACAGGGTAGACTTGGCAGCCATTTGCACTCGTTATTGCGTTACCGCCAGCTATGCCGCTGATACCGTATGCATTGTTTTTTCTTCCAGCAATGATACCAGCTACATGAGTCCCGTGTCCCAATTGGTCCTGAACATTGTACACTTCTGATGGATCGGGGTTGGGAAGCTCTAAGGCATATGCATTAAAGCCATGATGACCATTGCCATCAGTATATAGATTGTCTACCAGGTCAGGATGAATTTGGCCATAAAACAATTCTTGGGGATCATTTAACCCTAAATCAATGCCTGAGTCAACGACTCCAACCAGGATGTCATCTCCATAATACGAATATTGTGACCAAACCTGATCCATACTGATCAGCGGCAATGCCCATTGATCATTTAGGAGTGGATCATTGTGTAACTCAAAGTGATAATTTGGCTCTGCAACAATCACCTTGTTCTCAGATTCTAGGAGTGCTATCATATCTTCTACGCTGGTTTCATCCTTGTATTTAATATAGTAGCAATAGATATCCACACCGTTGTCTTCGTAATCATACAGGAGTTCGAGGTAATGAATACTGTGGTTTCCTGATAGAGTATTAAACCAGACACTGTCCGTATAGAGCGAATCTGAAAACGAGGCTATGATCTCAATTTCATCAATTGAACTGAATAATAGTGATTGGGGAACGTATTCTGCGTATAGCAAAAGCGACACACAGAGTATAAAGCACAGTAAAGCAATAGATTTCATGTTTTCCTCCATGAGTTTAGTTTAGCAAAATCTTCCTTGTTTCTATTCTCTCCTTGTTGCCATTCAAAACTTTGCACCTGATCAAGTATATGCCAGCAGGTAGTTTTGGGGTAACTTCGATGTTCCACTCATTTGTAGATTGTTTTATGAATTTCGTAGTATTAATAAGCTGTCCTCGAATATTGTACAATTCAGCACTAACAATAGTAAGATGCTGGTCTGTTTTAATAATCGCATTATCTGAGAATGGGTTTGGATATATGGACAACGAATTGATCATGGGTCCGGACACATCATCATCGATAGAAACATCCTTGTTATATGTTACTATCAAGTGTGGAGCGTATTGTGTATAGTTTGGATTGGGAAGTAAAACCTCATCAGTTGCGTAATCCCAATCAGTAAGAATTTCGAAGTATAGCATTAGCTGGAAATTCTGCCAACCATTGCTAATTGCATGGTTATAAGCATTTGTAACGTCAAGCTCCCGCCATCCTACTGCACTATTATCGCTTAATACACCTATGTTCTCAACGAAATCTGGGAAGTAAGAACTACCCGTAAAAGGCAGATCATATTGAACATGTGCAAGCATCATGAAGTAGGGTTCGCCATCATGCCAGATAGGGAATGTATGCGATTCAAAGTTCCCGTAACAATTTGCCTGGAAAATCTTGAAAGTGACCGAATTAAGTGAGTATCCTGCGTGGCCATCGAGGATCGGTATTGAATAATATGCCCTACTTGAAGTATTGCATGCATAATCAAAACTGTACCCGTCGCCCACCAAGTCGAGGGTGCCAGAGGAGGGGGTGCCGTAAATAATGAATGTGGCGAGAGGGTCTCCATGAGGATAAATATACATGTTTGCAACTGAATAAAGATCTATAGGAACACGTAAGGTATCTACAATGGAAGCCATCTCTTTGTCATATCCATGGGTGTTCTTTGTGTATCCAGTGTTTCCGAGTGAACTTACTGATACAATGCTCTGTGAATGCAAAATTCCGACCACTAAAATAATCAGTGACATCGCTGACAAGTTTCTTATCGTAACCATCTATCCTCCAATGAAAGTGGTCAACAATTTTATCACATCAACTTACTAAAAGTCAGAACCAATTAGACATATTTAGGATGATCCATAAGAGATGATCCATCAGTTCCTCTTACCTTATAACATCCCATACGAATCCAAGTAAATTCATGTGCCCTAATCTGTCAACATAATTTTCTGTCGCATCCTTATGCATCCTTATTTGTGAGAATACAGGGGAGTGCTTTCCTTGCACCGGATCGATGATCCAGTAAGTTCAAGGAGCACAAATGGAAGCTAAACTGATGGATAGAATCAAAGAGCAGCTTGTCAGACATGAAGGTCTGCGGCTGAAGCCATACCGCTGTACGACAAGCAAGCTGACTATCGGGATTGGCCGCAATCTCGATGATTGCGGGATATCCCAGTCCGAAGCCTACGTCATGCTGATCAATGACATAATGAACTGCGAGAAGCAGCTTCAGGCAAAGATACCGGATATCTACAATGGCCTTGATGAAGTGCGGAAATCGGTGCTGCTTAATATGTGCTTCAATCTCGGTATTTCTGGTCTGCTTGGCTTCAAGAACACTCTGGCATTTGTAAAAGCCTGAGACTGGGAACGAGCTGCCAATAACATGCTTGTCTCCATATGGGCAAAGCAAGTCGGTCGCAGAGCGATTGAGCTATCCGAACTGATGAGGAAGGGCAAGTGATCCCTATCCCGGTCGAGACTATTGACCTGCTTGCAGTGCTCAATCTGCCCAAAGAGATGGCGGATAACGTTATCTTCAAAGAGCATAGAGGGCTGGTCATGGAGACCATCAGAAGCCTTGTTTTGGATAACTTCTACCATGATGCAATTCGCAACGACTATCCTGATGATGATCCATTCCTGGTCTCTTTTCGTTTTGGGTTCTGCTTTCTAGTGCTGCAGAGTACTTGTGAGTTCCTCAATTTGAAGACCCTGGGCGAAGGAATAGTCAAGACTGTAGGATTAGATCAGTCTGCTACTGAACTGCTCACAGGGAGCGAAATAGACGCATTCAAAGCCAATCTTGAGCTGAGGGCACTCACTCTTCTGCGGAACTATCTCAATCAAAGTGGCATGGAGCGACTCACAGAGTTGAAACCAAGACTTCCTAAAGTGCTGAGAGCCGGGGTGATCTGATGCCGCAGAGTGACTACAGGAGCCCGGAAGAGTTGATGATCCAAATCTACAGAGCGATCTATGCGGCTCTTGAGAGTCGTCTACATCTGATCGGGAGTGTTATCGATGCCGACTCCCGCAAAGAGATTCTCACTCAGCAGATCTACGATAAAGGCGATTTCTACGGAAACACAGGCTACATAGTGGAAACCAATGACTCTGGCATGACGCTTCGAGTCGGCTCCAACGTACGCCACGAGCCATTTGTCTTGGGCGGTAAAGTGCCTTCCTGGACTCCAATCGCACCACTGAAGTCATGGGTTGAGCGGAAAGGTATCTCCTGGACTGATAAGAAGAGTGGAAAGCTGCTCACTGTGGATCAGATCGCTCACATGATCCAAGCCAAGATCAAGCGGGAAGGCATTGCGGCTCGTAATGTATTTGCTCAGGTTATCGCAAACCGGGAGCAGTGGATATATCAACAACTCAACTCCATCGAGGTAAGTCTATGACAGCATATCAGAGATTCATGGCAGAACGGAAGCGGATAGAAGATGCGCTCAAGTTCTGTGACATCCCCACCATCCAATTCAACAAGGATGCCATACCCAAGCAGTTGCCTTGCGCTATCGTGATCCTGGATTCCGAAACAGGTAAGAACGGTACTTCCCGTCAGTTCGTAAGTACAGACATAGCCTGGACGGTCTTCCTGGTCGTCAATGCACATAACGTAGATGATCCCGATTCCGATCTATACCAACTCAAAGAGAAGTTCCGCTCATTCTATCTCAAACTGATGAACCGGGATATTCCCAGTGTTGAGTACTATACCAGTCGAATTGATGGTTCTCGCCTGGTTCGAATTGCCAAGATCGACCTACTGAAAGTGGGTAACGGAGCATCTTCGTGAGAGTGAAGAGACTAGGTGGCTATAACTTGGCTATCAGCTCGGTGTCTGATCTGATTGAAAGCAAGTACAAGCCTGAAGCCATTGACCTCTCCAAGTGCCAGAGACTGGGCAAACAGCTTATCTCCAAGGCAGCCGAGACTAAAAAGACAGTGATGGCACCCTACTCCATGAGTAAGCTGCTCAATCTTCTCGATTTGGACGAGTACCACTCCGGCTGTATCGATGCACTTTCTATGGCCACCGTCATGCAGTTCGAGTGCAAGAATAAGCAGGTTACTGCCTGGATAGAAGCTGCCGAGTTTCCTGCCTGTGAAGACCAGACCACTATCCTGGCTGAGATGATCAAGTTTTATCTCGCCAGCGGAAACGGCTTCCTGATCAAGATGCGCAACCCTCAGGGTGATTGGATGGGTCTGGAACGGATGCTGCCAAGTGAAGTTCAGATAGTTGAGAACTATGACAAGTTCGGCTTCTTTCGACCCAACTATATCCAAGTGAAGAACAACCAGAAGAAGGACTTCGCCTATGCTGACATAATCCACATCAAGAAGTCCACTCACAGGTCAAACGCTTGGGGCCTTGCTTGCCTGCCCATCGCTATCAACATCGAGATATTGGGTGAGATCAAGACCTTCGACTACAACAACTTCAAGAACGGTCTCATGATCGATTACTTCGTGATTGTTGAGGGCGGCACTCTCAGAGACGGAACCGTTACTGACGAAGCCGGTAATGAAGTGCTGACCGATGCCTATACCGAGATCGAGAAAGCACTCACAGAAGTGAAAGGAAATGCCAAGAGCCACTCTACGGTGCTGATTGAGAGTGAAAGCCGGGACGTAAAGATACGCCTCGAACCACTCAGACAGCAGGATAGAGAGGGCGGCTTCCTCAGCCTCAAGAAAGATCTCAGGGAAGGCATCCTCGCTTATCACCGGGTCCCGGCAAGGATTGTCTCACAGCTTATCCCGGGGCAGCTTGGTGGCGATAACCGTAGCGACATGGCTATGTTCTACCACTTCGTGATAAAGCCGCTTCAGGAGCGACTTGCTCTCACCTTGGCGATAGAATTCAACTACGAGTTCGGCTGGAAGGTATCTCCTTCCGACTTCAACTTTGGTAACCTAACCGAGATTCTGCAATCCGATGATGAACGTCTGTTCATGCAGAATCGGAACTTTGGAAGTAAGTAATCAATGAAACACAAGCACATAGATAACAATAAAATACATACCCAAGGAGGTATCGTGTATCCATTCAAGAAACGAACGATTCGAAAGGGCGAGCTTCGCAACGTAGAAGTCGAGCTGGTCTCGCTCCTCTTTGACGAGATGAATCCTGCCAATCAGAAAGGCTTTGTGGTCAAGAATGCCTCTGGCAGAAGCTTTGAACACAAGATCAACTCCACCAAGTTCAAGAGTGAGACATCGGGCACTTTAGGGAGGCTATACGTCACTCTGATGGAGCCCAACATCCCCGACTCTCAGGGTGACTATTACACTCGGGAAGAGATTCAGAAAGCCTGTGATCACTTTGCCAAGCACGGCTTAGTCGGCAAATGCGATGTGAACCACAATATGCAGCCTGTCCCGGAGTTCACCGTAGTGGAAAACTACATTCTCAAAACCAGCGACAGAGAGCATTTTCCCGATGCTAAAGTGGGCTCTTGGGTGCAAGTCCTCAAATGCGAGAACCTGCAGAGTGATCTCTGGCAGAAGATCGAGAAAGGCGAGTTCAATGGCGTTTCCATCTATGGCAGAGCCGATGACTATCGCAGTGCCGAAGCCAGCCTAACCGAGATCAAGAATGAGCTTAACTCGCTTCGTAAAGTGGCAGAGCACAATAACAACAGTGAACTTCAGAAAGGCATCACAGCCATCACCGAGAAGATCACCGAGTTGGAGAAGAACAGCGGTTCGATTACAGTAACCGATGCCGTCAAGAGCATCGAGAAGAGCCTCAAGGACTTGTCAGTGACCATGAGCAAAGCCATTTCCAAAAGCATCCCCGGAGAGCCGGATGTGAACCAGCAGACTACTGACCGGGAAGTATCCATCGATGGTAACAAGATCATGGTTAAAGCTTCGCATCGTGAGATTTACAAAGGCATTGCCGATGTGGACTCCGGCAAAGCCATGAACATCCTCAATCCCAATAACACCTCTCTCTTCATTGATGAAGTGATCGGTTCTCATCCCGGTGATACACTTTCGGATATCACCATTGTGCCACTGCTGAAAGATGAGTCTCTCGACATCGGTCTGGTGGAAGACCTCGTCTTCAAGAACAAGTTGGATGGCGCTCTGACGGCTCAGGACGTGGGTACAGGTGATATCTCCATCCCCACCGGGATACTCAATGCTGAGTTCACTCTCGGAAGAGATGTGGTCGAGTTCTACAAGGACAAGTACGGAGAAGATGCCTTCGGAGCTTACGTGGAGAACCATATTGCCAAGAAGACCGAGAAGGCTATCCGTCTCTTGCTCTTCAGAGGTGATAGAACTTCCACCACTGCAAAGCTTAAAGCACTGGACGGAGTTGTAAAACTCGCCACTGCCGCTACCAATGTAACCAACCTCTCCAAAGCTACCTATACCGACTGGGCAAAGCGCTTTGAAGCGGCTCTCTTGGCCTTCTCCGATGAGATGCTCGAGGAGCAGGAGAGCTTCAAGTTCTATGTCAGTCACAAGGACCTGATCCGCATAAGAGCCGAGCTTGCCAAGCGTGAGACCGGAGCCGGAGATCGCCTGCTACTCGAAGGTGGCAACGTATCCTTTGCGGGTATTCCGGTAAAGCCCCGTCTCATGGCTGATGATTACATCATTGGCGGTCTGCCCAAGTTCATCATCATCGGTTATCGCACTGACGCAGAACTCAAAGTCGAGCATCATGGCGCGGATTGGAAGTACCACTGGTACATCCGTATCCGTCCCGGCATCACCTATCTCGATGGCTTCGTTAAAGTCTTCAAGTTAACCACCTAAGCAAGATAAGGAGTATCAATGGATTTTATATTCGCTAATCAGGAGTTTCTCCTCGGCCTAATCTCGGCTATTATCGTCTGGATCGTTTCCCGCTCAACAGGTAAGCTGATCGATAAGACTAAGGTCAATTCGGCTCTGGCAATCATCTTGGATATCGTGCAGGATATCAAGATCAATCCTGCTACCAGAGAACTCGATGACTATGCCAAGAAGCAACTGGCAGTTGAGCGGGCTACCAAGTCTCTCCCCAGTAGCCAGACCAATCTCGTCATGAAGATCTTCGGCACAGTCGGAGGAGCCGTAGAGTACGTGTTCCATAACCGGAAGTGGCTGTTCAGCATCGGCAAAGCCATAAAGGGAGTATTCTGATGCCGCAATACGTCTCTCAACCGACCTACCCGGCAGATATGTCCCCGGATGATCTGAAGTTCGCCAATCTCATGGACGTATTGGTTGCCGATAACGTCTATTTCGGAGTAGGCAGCTATGACACGGAAGGGGTTAACACGCTATATGCCACCCAACCGGATGTTAAAGTTGAGTTAACCACCAACTTTAGCCTCTTGGGTGAGCTTGCCGAGAAGCCGGGTAAGGCAGACTCCAAAATCACCAAGCTCAAGACCCGGAACTATACGATACCCGGAAAGAGAACCAGTACGGTGGAGCTTACGATTGCCGGGCTCTCTACGGCGCAGAAGAACTACTTGGAGAGTCACGGCTTCATGAGCCAGGACGTAACCATAGTCGTAGTTTCCAAAGGCTTTGATAGAGTCGTCATCTTCAATGGTATGCGCTGGACTGTGGACTGGTCGGGAGAAGCCGATGGTCTGTTTTCGGTAATTATCTCCACAGAGTTCTCCGGAACCACCGCAGGCAGGATCTACCTGCGAAAAGACATACCTCCGGGGGTGTAAGATCGCATCCCTACGTAAATACGATATGAATCAAGGAGCTGTTATGGATTGCCGATGCAAACCTGAAATCAAACAGAAAATCGATAGCCTGCATTCTGAAATCTACGGCAATGGCAACAGCAGCAAATCTCTGATAACCAGAATGGCGAAGGTGGAGACGAACATGAAGCTGCTTCTAACCGTCTCCACTTCCCAGTTCTTTTTGTTGTTGGGCGTTGCCATCAAGATGTTTTTCGGACAATAAGAAAAGGATAATTCTATGAAGCGAGAAGTAACACTCAGCTATAACCAACTGCGGCAAATACTATGTCTCACGATCTCGAACAAGACCTTGAAAGCCAAGCTTGAGGACTTTCTCTCCGGTAAGCTGACCAAGCTAAGTGAGGTGGATCTGCTTGAACTCATTTCCCAGTCGGAAGCCGATAAAGAGCTGATCAGGATCATCTCCAAGCAGGACCCGGACACCATGGATGCACTTGATGCACTGGAGCATATCTCCGCTTTTTTCGTCTATATCAGAGCCAACAAAGACAGGTTCAAAAGTTGGCTCGGGAGTTTCGGATTAGCGGTGATCACCGAAGCAAATACCCCTACGAGAGGTTCGAAATGATCCTGCGTAAACTGGGCTTCACCAATGAAGACTTCGACAGGCTCACTCTACCTGAGCTGTATCTGCGCCTGTGTCTGGCAGACCCCAAAGGAGATGTGTAATGGATGCATTGATCGGATGGATAGGCGGTAAACGTCTCCTCAGAAAGACCATATCCCAATATGTTCCCAAAGATATCAAAGGCTATATCGAGCCCTTCGGTGGTGCAGCCTGGATGCTGCTCTACAAAGACAAGTGGGGAGACCTGGAAGTCTATAATGATCTCGATAACCGCTTGGTCAACCTGTTCATGCAGGTGAAATACCATCCTGATGAACTGATCAAGGAACTGGACTGGTTAGTCGCCAGCCGCAAGCTCTTTGGTGATATCCTCAAGCAGGAAGGCTTAACCGAGATACAGAGGGCTGCCAGGTTCATGTATCTGATCACCCGCAGCTTCGGCTCAAAGGGTGACAGTTTCGGTACCTCGCAGAAGCGTGGAACATCCAGTATGTACAACCGCTTGGAACGCATCAAAGAACTGCACAAACGTCTCGATATGGTGATCATCGAGAACCTCTCTTATGAGAAGGTGATTGAGAAATACGATACCAAGAGCAACTTCTTCTACTGCGATCCGCCTTACATGCTGGGCTATACCTATGAGAACTCCAAGCAGTTCAGTCATGAAGCTCTCTGCAAGAAGCTGAAGAACATCAAGGGACGCTTCATCCTCAGCTATGACGATAACCCGGAAGTTCTCAAGCTATACAAAGGATACGACATCAAGCACGTCACCAGAACCAAGGGCATCAACCGCAAGGAAGGCAAGAGTGACTTCAAGGAAGTGATCATCGCCAACTTCCCACTGGAGGATGCATGAACAGCATCATCTCCTGGGTAGGCGGCAAGCGTCTGCTTCGCAAGAAGATACTGCCGCTCATCCCCAAGCACGATATCTACTGTGAGGTCTTTGGCGGTGCTGCCTGGATACTCTTCGGTAAAAGCCCAAACAAGGAAGACTGGCAGACCGGACCCAAGAGCAGATATACTGAAGTTTACAATGACATCAATGGTGATCTGGTGAACTTCTGGAAGTACATCAAACAGCACCCTGAAGCGTTTGTGACCGAGTTGAATCAGTATCTCGTATCCAGGGAGATGTTCGACACCTTTGCCCAACATGAGCCCAAAACCGAGCTTGAACGGGCTATCCGCTTCTACTTCCAGCTTGCCTGCAGCTATGGCTCAAGAAGCAAGAACTTCTGTATCATGCAGGGCTATAAATACATGCCACTGCGAAATCTGGAGAAGGTAAAAGCAGCATCCGAACGGCTCAAGCAGGTAATCATCGAAAAGAAAGATTTTGAGAAGATCATTGCTCGTTTTGATACGCCCAATACCTTCTTTTACCTCGATCCACCCTATTACACAAAGGAGCATCTATACGATAGAGAAGACGCAAACGCTTTCACCAAGCATGATGAGCTTGCTACCATCCTGAAGCAGATCAAAGGAAAGTTCCTGTTATCTTACAACAACGACCCTTATATCCGTACTCTCTACCAAGGCTTCACCATTGATGAAGTCGAAGCGCAATACACCGTCTCCGGTGCTTTCCAGACTGAGACGGAGTTGTTGATTAGGAACTATTGATTTTGGATGTTATTTTTGCGATTGCCGTTTACCTATCTCTGCATTAATGATCTTAATAAATATGATATCACTCTTCAAATAGAGATCAGCGAAACTAGTAATGTTTAGGTCAGCTGAATTTACTATCTCTGGAGTTAATCCTTTGAATAGCATCATAGTATCCCGTAGGTTTTCGAGATCTGACACATCAGATAGTTTCTGGATTTTTTCCTTGAAACCATCCAAACACTTCTTCACATACTCGATTACTTCTTCATCAATCCAATCAATACTTTCAGACATATCTACCTCCATCGCTTTTTTTAGCATTTTTCTGGTTGTAGGGTTGGTGTCAATCACAATATGCCAGATCTAACCTTTAAACTCATCCTCGTCACTGACGATGCCAATGTCAAGCTTGCCGAAGTCAAACAGGAGGCGGAATCCACCCAGTCTGTGGTGGAGAAGCCTGCTGCAGTTAAGATATCTGCAGAACAAGCTCTTGCCACCATTCGTGATGTGAAGATCGCAGTTGATGGAGTGATCTCTGCTGTAAGTGGCTTGGTACGTTCCATGAATGAGTTCTTGGATGCATCGCTGGTGCAGAGACAAGCCATGACACTTACTGCCATAGCATTCGGTGACTCTGCTTCTGAGATGGCAGACTTCGCATCCTCCATGCAGTCAGTTACCAACTATGGAGATGAACAGCTGCTGCCTTTGATGGCAAAGCTGTCCCAGACTTTCAAACTGAGTAAGGACGATATCAAAGCTCTGGTCCCATTGCTCTTGGACTTCACCGAAGCCAATAAAGCCACCGGGATGAGCGTGGAGTCTGCTTTTGATCTCATGGGTCGTGCCTTGAATGGTCATACGGAGATGCTGAACCGCTATGGTATTGAGCTTGATGATACTCGAATAAAAACTGAAGGTGTATCCTATCTTGTCGAGAAACTCGGAGAGGACTATGGCGGCACGGCTGAAGCACTTGCTGATCTGCGTATGCAAAATGCCAATTCATGGGGGGATATCAAAGAGACGGTTGGTGATATGCTGACTGTGCTGATCAACCCGCTATTGCAAGGCTTGGGCTGGCT